GATGAACACAATTGAATCCATGCGTCAGCGCCGGGTCGATGAAGAGCAGGCTAGGAAGTTTGCAAAGCGTGCTGTTATGCTGCGTTGGGACTATCTCAACGGTGCCTACGTGCCTGAAGAGACACCTACAGGCAGCTATGCCGACAGCACCACTGTGACGCAGGCCCTGACGGCACAACGCAGCAGTGACACACTCACGGATGCGTGGACAGTGTTCAACAGAGTGCAGGAGAATGTCTTGCGTGGTAATGTCTTCATCAAGTCCATCACGGACAAGAATGGACTCAGGGAACGCAAGGCGCGACCAATTGCTTCCATCAGCGAACATGTCGCTGTCAATCAATCCATCTTCGATCTTGCAGGAGTGTTGTGATGCATTTCAATAATATGAATATTCATGGTGTTGCTCACGTCAGTGTTGAGAAGCGACGCCTTGAATCCGCTGACATTCAACTTGTTGATGTCAAAGTGTTATCAGATGACGGCAATGAGTTTGTGTTGACGCTGTTTTGCAGCACCAACAGAGATGACATTGACGTTGTTGTGAAGGGGTTGTGAATAATGAGCACCAACTACTACACCGCAGAAAATTATTGTGACCATTGCAAACAATACAAAGAAGACCTACACATTGGCAAGAACAGTGGAGGATGGTGTTTCTCTTTTCAAGGATATCGATGGATGTCGTTGACGTCCTGGTCGGCATGGAAGTCCTACCTCAAGGACAAACTCATCGTGGATGAATACGGTGAGAAGGTAGACTATGCATCCTTTGTTGACCTCATTGAGAAACACAAATCACCATCATCACCCTATGTCAAGTACCATCACAATGAGGAAGGAAGGAAAAAGGGATGGTTTGATTCTGAATATGATTGGGACGATGCTGAAGGGTTTCCGTTTTCATCGAGGGAGTTTTCATGAGTATGTTGAGAGAAGCCGCCCAGCAGGCGCTGGAGGCGTTGGAGGCAACGCATTACGACGTTGGTTCCGCTGAAAAACAGCGATTGCAGGTTATGGACGCCATCACCGCCCTCCGCGCCGCGCTGGCGCAGCAAACTCAAACCCCCTGCGACATCGCCGAGGACGGCGTGTGTGAGGTGATCGACTGCTGTCGGAATCGGTCGCAGATACTGGAGGCGCTCGAAATCGGCTACGACTCGGCGCAGGCCGAGGCGGCGCAGTATCACGCTGCGATGGAGGGATACCGGCCCGAGCGGCACGCTGAGATGGATGCCGATGTGGCGAAGATTGCCGCAGCCATCACCGCCCTCCGCGCCGCGCTGGCGCAGGAGGAGCAGGAGCCGGTGGCGTGGATGCGCGAAGGATGGGGGACAGACTGCGGGCCTTACGTCGAGTTCTATCGCAGCGATGAGATGGGCTGGCGTGACCGCAATGGGTGGACCCCCCTCTACACCGCCCCACCCCGCCGCGAGTGGCAACGGTTGACGAATGAAGAAATCTATCCGCTGTACAACGAGCCGCGCAGCGATGCTGAAATGCTTGAATTTGCCCGCGCCGTCGAGCAAGCACTGAAGGAGAAAAACACATGATGTACTTTGAGCGAAACTATCCGCATTGGCTTGTGTGGCCCGCACTCGCGTTTGGTCGAGACGATCTGAACGGGTTTTGGATCGGCATCGGTTGGCTAAATATGGAAGTGGGCTGGAAGGAGAAGAATAATGGCTGAAGAAATATCGCCGCTGGAAGACCACGGTTGGTGGATGGAGCGGTTGCGCAAAGATGCGAAAGCAAATCGGCCCGAAGCCTTGCGGCTGGCTGATGCGATGACACGGGCACTTGAACAGACTGATGCCGAAGACGACGTCATCCAAGTTGCCCGCTGGTTTGTTGAGGATTCAAGAGCCGAACTGCGTCGCCTGAGCGCGGTGAATCTGGAACTGCTGGAGGCGATGATCAGCTTCACAAATTCCGCCTACATCAAGAAACACCACCCCAAGCGGTACGCGGCAGCAATGGCCGCCATCGCCAAAGCAGAGGAACAGAAATGACACGAGAAGACATCATCCGCATGGCGCGGGAGGCCAACCGTTATGCCAGCAACCAGACAGGCGATAGCTTTGAGTGGCAAGAAATACGGGACGAACGCTTCGCCGCCCTCGTCGCCGCAGCAGAACGCGCCGGCATGGCGGCCGACCTCTTCGAGACCTACGCCAGCATCGAGGGTATCGCGCAGCGGTGCGCGGAGCAGATCAGGGCGAGGAGCAAGACATGACTGAACAGGACTACCTGTACCAACAGATTGACCGTATTGGCTTGGAGTACGAAAAGGCTATTAAGCCTTATGTAGATCGTCTGGTCTACCTCAAAAGAATTGAGTCGCCGCCTTCCATACTTGTGACTCAAGAGCAATACGCGGCCATGATTCAGGAGAGGGGCAAGACATGAACACCACCACACGCCGTTTTCCACGCTCTACCGTGGAAGCCTGGCCAGCCCGTCATCCCTATTGCATCGAGCTTGTTTACAAGCGTGAGCCATTCTTTGTTGTCGCCGTCTGCTGCACCATTGGTGTAGTATTAGGCACTGTTGCAGCGCTTCTATTGGTAGGAATATGAAGAAAATCACCTTGTTCTGGCTAACCATCAAGAGACGTGAACCTTTGTTTCCAATGAAAGCGAAGCTATGAGTCAATCTATACTCGATTGGGTAACCCTACAGAATCGAATCAGCGACTACGCCGACATGCAAGACAAACTCATTGCTGTGTTAGATAACATCATCTTTGAAGCAGGCTATGCCGGCTCTGACGGGTATATGGATGGTGTCATTCACAGCGATAACATCTACACAGCAGTAGCACTCATCAGAGAAGCGAGGCGAATGTGATAGTGTGTACATGCGGTCACAACGTAGACAGCTATGCCGACACAGCCACCATTGTCCTAAAGCAATATTGCCCAAGGAATGGCCCCTACATCAGCTACGTCGTCTATTGCAAACCCTGTGCTGATGAAGCAACACAGCACGGCGAAGTGCTCTACAACGACAAAGACATTGACAACTGGCTTCAAATATCATGACAGACCTTGTCCTTCCGCGTCACGTTAAGAAAGTTGGCAACGACTTTTATTATGACCCCCCGCACAAAGCCGTTGTTGCTGGTGCTGTAAAGCGCAAGAGGAGCAAAGACTATGATGCAATAGTCAAGCACGCTGCTTTCTACAACGACAAATATGTCAAGTGGATAAAGGTGAGAGAAGAAACTCGACGCACTTATAAAGAAGGCAGAGTGACACATCTCATCAACAGCTATCTCAACAGCACAGACTATTGTGCGTTGACGCCTGGTGTCAAGAAACAATACAACATTGTTCTTCACCTGTGGCAGCACAAGCGAATTGGCGGTGTTGAATTTTTTAATGCCAAGATAGACTTCATCACAGCACCATTGGTACAGCGTATGTACGAACAGGAGTTGAAGTCGGGCTCTAGACCGCTACAGACCAACCAGATAATTTCTGTACATCGATCTGTATGGAACTGGGGCATTCGTCATGGCTTCACCACATTGAATCCCTTCAGCCACATCAAGAAAATATCTGTTGCTGCCAGGAAGATGATGTGGCAGCGCTCACAGGTGTTGTCGGTGTTGAATGCTGCATTCAGCAAATGGGAATGGAGAAGTGCTGGCATCATCTTTTATTGTCTCTATGAGTGGGGACAGCGTGTCAGCGACATCCTCAATCTCAAGTGGTCCTCTGTTGACCTGAAGAATAGAACAGTGACGATACAGCAGAGCAAGAAAGGCGTCACTGTACGCTTGCCAATTTCTGATGGTCTTGCTAACATCCTTCAGCAGCAGTACAAAGAACATCCCTGCCGCACCTATGTTGCTCCTCGACATCGTTCTGCTGACAAACGCGATTGGGTGCCGTACACTATCGTCACCATCATGTATCACTACAGAGAAATATGCGAAGTTGCTGGCATCCCTCAAGAGCTACAGCTTCGTGATCTTCGACGCACAGCCATCACTGAAGTCATTGAGAATGGTGGTGACCTGTTGACAGTGATGATGATGTCAGGGCATCAGAACGCTGCTAGCGTGTCTCCGTACTTTGTCCATACGCTGAAGGGCTCGACCAAGGCTCAACAGATCCGAGAGTTCCCGTCAACTCTTATCAATCCCAACCTGCTAAAGGAAACGATGAATGACAAATTTTCTGCAATTGCAGCGGCTTGAAGACCCCATCATGCATATGTGGTCTTTGGACCAGGACGTTCAACTTATTCGTAAGGCTCTTCTTGACAGAGAAGAAACACCGAGTGAGGATGACATTGACAACTATCTTCTCGCCATCATCAGTCTCATCAATCTGCGTTGCTCTGAGTTGATGAATGTATACGAAGGAATTCTGAAGGAGGCACACAAGAATGACCGTCAAGAGTGTGACGATATGCTGTGAGGATGCCTACGAGGCTTCTCACATGTTAGATTGGTTCAAATACTATTCCACCTGTGAAGACATCCGTGAACACATCAGAGGAAGATTCAAACATGCTGATCTTGGGCCAGAAGCAACAGCAGAGCTTGAACTCATTCAGTCATTCCTCTATCCCCGTGAAGAGGCTTGAGCATTGGCCTTTCCTGTACTATCAAGACAGTGAAGGGAAGATGTGGCACAACCCTGTGAAGCAGTGTAGTGAGTATGTTGCTTCACAGCGGTATGTCGGAGAGGCACTGCTATGAAGAACGATGACGATGACTACACCTTCGTCATTCTTCTGGTGGCTTTGATGGCTGCGTGGTATTCAGTGATGTATATGGGTGGTTTCTATGGTGGAAGTTAAGACAGCAGCAGAGATAGCTGCTGAGAGGGTTCAGCAGGTAACGTCACCATCTGGTGGCGTATCTGTTGATGACTATCGTCTGTTCAAGGAAGACACCATCAGACACATCAAAGAATTGAGGACAGCCATAAAGGCTTTACAAAGATCACTAGATAAGAAACAACAACAATGACATTCGTCAGGCTACACGTTAGCTGCCCAGATTGTGGCAGCAGCGATGCACGTAGCATCAATGAAGACGGCAGCAGCTTTTGCTTTGCATGTAATACGTTTACAGAAAGTGATGGCTCTGCCGTCATTCCTTCCACAACGAAGAAAAGGATGAATGTGAATCTTGCACCCATATTTGAGGACAACGAAGCCTGCTCTGTCACAGACAGGCGTCTCACTCGATCAACGTTGGAGCGCTATGGTGTTGTCAAAGACAAGACCAATTTCTATTTTCCCTATCATGACAAGGACGGCACTCTCGTAGCAGCCAAGGTCAGGGCTGTTGCTGAGAAGAAGTTTCACAGCATTGGAGAGCCTGCACAGGCTGCGTTGTTTGGACAACATCTCTACAGCAATGGTGGTAAGTACGTCACCATCACTGAAGGTGAGTTTGATGCTCTAGCGGCTTTCCAGGCCACAGGAAGTAAATGGGCTGTCGTCAGCATCCGCAGTGGTGCTGCTGGTGCCTTGAAAGATTGCAAAGCCTCGTATGAATGGCTCAACAGTTTCGAGTCCATCGTCATCTGCTTTGACAACGATGAGCCAGGAAAGAAAGCAGCGAAGGAAGTAGCAGAGCTTTTCGGCAACAAAGCAAAGGTGTTTAAGCACGACGTCGATATGAAAGACGCCTGTGATTACACCGCTGCAAACAAAGAAGCTCTATTTGTTCAACGCTGGTGGGCTGCTGAAGCCTACATCCCCGATGGCATTGTTGCTGGCAACACGTTGTGGGATTTGGTGTCTACACCACCAGCACCAGCACAATGTATGTATCCTTGGGATGGGTTGAATAAACTCACCTATGGCATTCGACATGGTGAACTTGTTACCATCACTGCTGGAAGCGGATTGGGGAAGAGTCAGCTACTGCGTGAAATTGTTTGGCATTTGTTGGGGAATACAGACGACAGCGTAGGGCTGTTGTTTCTTGAAGAAAGCATCAGAAAGACAGGGTTGTCGTTGATGTCGCTGGCAGCTAACAAGCCTCTGCATTTGCCTGATACAGAGAGCAACGAAGAAGAACGCAAGGACGCCTATGAACGTACCTTAGGCACCGGCAGGGTGTTTCTGTTTGATCACTTTGGCAGCACCAGTGTTGATAACATCATCAACAGAGTTCGTTATCTGGCAAAGGTGATGGGGTGTAAGTATGTCTTTGTAGATCACATCTCGATCATCGTCTCGGCGCAGGAGTCTGGTGATGAACGTAAAGCCATTGACGAAATCATGACCAAGTTGCGTATGATGGTACAGGAAACCAACATTGCCTTGTTTGCTGTGTCACATCTGAAGCGTCCTGATGGTAAAGGACACGAAGAAGGTGCTGCAACATCTCTAGCGCAATTGCGAGGTAGCGGCAGCATTGCCCAACTAAGCGATATAGTAATTGGTGCTGAGCGTAACGGCCAGGCCGATGAAGAGAATGAAAGAAACACCACACGCATTCGCGTGCTCAAGAATCGATACAGTGGACTCACTGGTCCAGCGTGTTCCTTGCTCTACACCAAGGACACTGGTAGGATGCTGGAGTACATTGAAGCTGATGTTGAGGAAACAGTGCTATGAGCGACGTCTTCTACACCTGAGCCAAACTGAGCCAATGAAATTTGGCAGATATGAGCCGATATGAGCCAATATGCGCCAATATAAGCCATGCAGACTATGAAAGGAAACAGCGCTATGAATGACATCTTCTACACCCTTGCCAAAGAAGCTGAGACACTGGCTTATGCTGAGCTTCTAGGTATGCCAAAGACCTCCCATCCTTGGGAGGACATCTTCAGACAGAAGTATGGAGAACTTGTTGTGAATGAATGTGTACGCATAAGCG